GGGTTAGCAAGTAGAGGGAAAAAAAGAGAAAGACCTCCTAAGAGGTCTGTATCTTTTTGGCTTTACTGATGTAGATGGATTCATATCCAGCTGCATTCTTGTAAAGCCTGTAAATGATTTCATACAATCCAGGAGATTGGATGGAATCTTTTACCACTGCTTTGGGGATTCTTGGAAGCCACAAATCAGTGTTGACTTTCTTTATAACATAGAGAAAGTCATGAGACTTACAAGGAAGGATGCTCACTAGAGCTGACTGAGTTGGAAGTTGTGTATTCATAAAATTATATTTTATGATAGGTTCAGGGTTAGCCCATGCAAGACAGACAAGAAACTTTTTTTTCTGGAGGATAAAAAAGTTTTTTTTCTGGCTGATGCAGACACGTGTGCTGGCAGAGACAGGGGGGTACCCACCCTGGCTGCAGCTGGGGGGTGGCTGCTGCAGGGGGGTCCACACAATCTCTAGTACAAAATAGTTTTGGTGCCAAAAAAAATTTTTGTATATTATTATGTAACCCATTAAAACAAAAGAATGGAGGTTAAAAAGATTGGTAAGAATGTGCACAACATTATTCTTACTGGAACGACAGCAGAGGTTGCTGTGTTGTCAGACATACATTGGGATAATCCACACTGTGATAGAAAGCTTTTAAAGAAACATCTTAATTACTGTAAGGAGAATAATATACCTGTTGTTATTGTAGGGGATCTATTCTGTCTTATGCAAGGTAGGGGAGATAATAGGAGGAATAAGTCAGATATACTCCCGGAACATAATAATGCATTTTACTTGGATTCAATTGTAGAGACTGCCGTGGAGTGGTTTAAACCATATGCTGATATTATCAAGGTGATTGGTTATGGTAATCATGAGACCGGAATAATTAAGTATCAAGAGACTGATGTACTCAAAAGGTTTGTTGATATGATGAATATTAAGTATAACTCTAAAATAGAAGCCGGGGGATATGGTGGTTGGATAGTGTATAGTTTGCACTATAGAAAAAATGCTGTGTCTTCATTTAAACATAAGTACTATCATGGTTCTGGTGGAGGAGGCCTTGTGACTAAAGGTGCTTTGAATCTTACTAGAGCGTTAGAGATGTATGAGGATATGGATCTGTTTACTATGGGGCATATACATGAAAACTCTTCTCGTAATGATGTTAGAGAAAGTTTAACATTAGCTAAAGGATGTTATAAAATTAAACAAAGACAGATCCATCACTGTATTACTGGGACATACAAAGAAGAGTATGGTGAAGGATCACATGGCTGGCATATAGAGAGAGGGGCACCTCCTAAACCATTAGGTGGTAGAATAATTACTTTTTCTATAAAAGATGCAGTTGATGAAGAAAGTAAAAATTATATAGAAAAAAAAGTGGATAGTAGATCTTTTCCAATTTAATTTATATATTTGTTTATCTAACAAAAAACGGCAAGGGGTCTGGAGGTGAAAGCCCAGACCTTTTGTTTTAAATAGAGTTGATATGAAAAAGTATGACATGGGTAAATACATTTTGTTAGTGGGTAACAATGCTACTGAAGTATTTGACCATTATGATGTTGAAGAAATGCATGGGTTAAATCGTAAAGATGCCCAAGCAGAAGAAATAGATAAGACTACAGGTAATGGTGTATATATCTATGGACTTACTAACTATGATCCCGCTGATAAAAAACTAACAGCTAAAGATCCATACAAACCTTTCTTGTTTTTAAACATGGGTACTTTCAAGAAGTACAGTCTTACAGAGAAGGCCACAGCAGTTATGCATGAAACTATGCACATGGCAATCTTACTAAATAACTGGAACATTAAAGATAAAGAAGAAGAGGTTATTTCATATGCTGAAGAACAAGCTAACAAGATCATTGCTAAACTAGATTTTGATAAGAAGGAACAACCTAATAAAAACTTCTTTAAGAAATAATGGCATATATAGAACACAACTTTTTTCCGCTCAAAGTATTTGTTAGGAATGAGTACATGTACCAACACACTAAAGGTCATGGAGAATTTACCCCGGGGGTAATTATATCTGTAAGATGTCTACCGGGACAAGCAGCATTGTTCCAGGTATTGTTAGAGAATGGTGTACTTAGAGATAAACTACCAAGTCATGCCCTACTGACTAAGCCTGAGTTACCAGATCCAGATCTACCATTTCACTTTCTACAGATATGGAATTGTTTCTCTTATAACTTTACTTTGTTACATCTATCATATTTGTATGATGCACCAGTAGAAGTGTATATGAAAGATCACAAGTTCTACCCAGGTAGTTACTATGCAACAATAAACTGGGGGTCAAATGACTTTAATACAGATTTATCTTTAGCTGAAGATGCATTAGAGCATAAGAGTCATCACATTATTTTACTTGACAACGGGCAAATAGCTCTTCAACCAAATAATAGAATCAAGTGGTCTGAACCAAGCTTTGTAACTAAACCATTTCCCGAAAGACCAGATTACTTGGTTAATAAAGATTACTATAACTGTGAGGGATTTGATAAATGGCATACAGAAGATTCAGAAAGAATGTTCTATGATAATGAGTAATTTATTATATTTGCATTGTGTTTCATAAAACAAGGTTTAAAATTTGCTAAAGCCCTAGAATTTTTTCTAGGGTTTTTAGTTTAAACAAAAAAAGTTTTTATATTTGTTCCATATCAAATGTATGTTGTTTAAAGAAAGATGACATTAGCGGAAAAAAAGTTATGGTTGCTTGTTGCAAAGAAAACAGGATCTAACTTAGAAGCCCGTATGATATATGATGAATTAATTAAGCAATTAAATATGGCAGAGAAATCAATAATGTTATCTATAGTAGAAACTGAACAGGGAATGGAAGTACACATAAATGAAAAAGCTTATGGTAATTTTGGCTTAGTAGGTTTAATAGAACAAATTAAGTTATCTTTACTATCTGACTCTGAAATCAGATCAGAAAAAAGAGAAAAAATTTCTGAGTCAACTTCTCAGAGATATGATGCATAATAAATAAAACCAACAATATGAGTAAACCATTTAAACAATTAAGAGGAAGAACTATTTTACTAGATGTTCCTAAAAGGAAAGAATCTGCAATTCAGTTAAGTGCAAAAGATGAAGATATCATTATGCAGGAAGCTATGAAAATGTGGAGCAAACTTACAGTATATGCAGTAGGTGATAGAGTAGAGGAAGTTAAAGAAGGTGATAAAGTATATGTCCGTACATCAGCTCTTAATATGGAAACTGTAGAAAGAATTGATATTGACGGAGAAGTTAAGCTTGTTCTTAATGAAGGAGATGTAGTTATTATTTGGTAATTATGGCAGATAAAAAATTTAACCCATATACTCCCTACAATGAAATGGTTAAGGATGTGTATAAAAGAGATTTTAGCAATCCTTGCCCTACAGTATCAGAAATAGACTGGAGTAAAAGAGTTGTAAATCTTGATAAAGAACCTAGACCTGACTACTATGGAGGTAAAGACAATACTTATGAAGTATTCAATGTATTGGAAGCCTGGGGTTTAGATCAAGACTTTTATCTAGGAAATGTTATAAAGTACTTAGCACGAGCTGGTAAAAAAACTTCTAACAAAAAAGAAGACTTACAAAAAGCTTTAGTATATTTACAAAGAAGAATTGATAAATTATGAAACTAATGATATTTATACTAGGTTTATTTGTAATTATACTTATGTTCTTTTTAGCAAGAACATTAAATAAACCTATTTATAATAAAATGCACAATGTTTGGCATGATGATCCTTATGGAAGAAAAATTGCTGATACTTGTATTATAATAGCAATAACTACTGCTTTTATTATTGGCCTACTACTATAGCCTGTATCTCTCCACTCCAAGGGTTAATACACACAGGCAGATCCCCGGTTGCACAACTGGGGATTTTTTTGTATATTATATTATGGCAGAAATTATAGAACAAGGAGAAGTTAATATTGCTGGAACAGTGTTATATACTGGATCACTTAGCTCCGTATCATCCACTAAAATTTTACAATTAAAGTTTTATAATCCATTAGCTTATGTGCTTACTCTTGAAAGATATGATGCTGCAACAGCAACTTCAAAAATATTATATTCACTTACATTAGATGCCGGTGACTCCGTTACTGATTCAGCAACATATGCTCTTAAAGAAGGAGATAGACTTATAGCTTATTCAGATATACCAGGCACATCATACTACACATACGGATTTGATTATGCAGATAGTTGATAAAGACGGTAATATATTTGGTAATGGATTAGAGGTTACAGGTCCAGATGGTAAACCAAAAACCACAGGTGGTGGGGGTGGATCTCCTACAGGACCTGCAGGCGGGGACCTTTATGGCACTTATCCTAACCCAGGAGTAGATTGGAATTTAGGTATTTCTACCTATAACATGTATTTCTATCCACTTACAAATCCTAATGGATATATCTCAGGTATAACAAGTCTAGATGTAACAACTGCACTTGGTTATACTCCATATGATTCTAGTAACCCAGCTGGTTACTTAAATGCCATATCAGGATCAATGGTTACTAGTGCTTTAGGATATGTTCCCTATGATAGTAGTAATCCTTCAGGTTATATTTCAGGAATTACAGCTTTTGATATTACTACTGCTCTTGGTTATACACCTTATGATAATGCTAACCCTGCTGGTTATATAACATCATCTGCACTTACACCATACCTTACATCAGCAACAGCAGCAAGTACTTATCAACCAACGCTTACTCTAACTACTACCGGTACGTCAGGTGCAGCTACACTTACAGGTTCTACTTTAAATATTCCTAATTATGCCTCTGGAGGAGCAGCAGTTATTGATATACAAACATTTTTAGCAAGTGGTGTTTGGACTAAACCAGTTGGAGCAAAACAAGTAGAAATATTTTTGTTTGGTGCAGGAGGAGGTGGTGGTGCTGGTAGAAGAGGAGCAGCTACAACAGGTAGATATGGAGGTGGTGGGGCAGC